AATTTGTGTACCGCTCACTGCCGTACATAGAGAGATATATTGAAGTAAACAATTACACTAGCTATGCAAATAAGCGAAAAGTTATTACAAGGGATTCGGTCTCTACTGGAAGAACACTCAATAATAATGTTGGAATTTTACGATGGCAGAGTTTATTTCCTGCCCAAGCACTGGAAATACCTGGACTTGAGTTCGGCTCCACGTATCCTTTTATGCAAGGCAGAAAAGCCGGAAGGACTGGAGATGACGAGCCGGGGGAAGTATCTCTACCTATGGGGGATTGAACACTTAAACGAATTGCTCAATGCAAATAACAGAGGAACTCGCCCACGTACTAAGCAAGCTGCTAGAAGGGCTAGCAAAAGACGGGACAGCTATTGAGCAATTCGCCGATGCTTATAAAGTCTTAATGAAGTACTATAACCAACAACTCGAAATAGAAATAATGAAAGTAAGTAAAAAGCCAGCGGAGACTATCAAGGATGGTACCCCGTTCCTATTGAAGTTTGTCAAAGACGACTTGCACTACCTGAAGCTGGTAGGTAATAACAAGCGAGCACTTTACTCGGTATACGATGCCAAGGTAGATAAGTTACATGGCTTCGCCACGACTGAGGACGGTGAAACCTTCATAGCCCATAAAGAACTAGGAGCCGTCAACTTACCCGCGTTCAGCTGATGCACATCAAGGTATATGAGAAAGATGGCCCTAAGCATATTGGGTACTTTCACTTCTTGAGCGATCCGCCTAAATACGTAATCAATGACCATAAAGTGTATGAGCTCATACCAGCCACGTACATGATAAAGAATCCTTGTTACGTAGAACTAGGTACGATCGTAGACGCTGAACTCGATGACGATATAGACTAAACCCTTAATAGTATGGCACAGAAAAAAGGCCTTGACAGAAAGTACAAGCTAGACAATCCAAAAAGTAAGTGGAAGAAACAAAAGAAACAGCATCCCTACATGGATCCTAACTTTCAATTCGATTGTAGAACCAATAAACCAAAAGAATAATAATTATGGAAGTAAATCTAATTTCAGTAACCGAACACATTACAGCCGGACCTAAGCTCACCGCAGAAGAGCTTATTGTTTACATTGCTCGCGTTAGTAACCCGAGTAATCAGAACAACCACGCTACAGCGGATAAGCTGATAGGTTATCTTATCAAGAACAAACACTGGTCTCCCTTTGAGATGGTAGATCTGACTGTTGAGATTGTAACGAGCCGCGCCATCGCTCAGCAAATCCTCAGGCACAGGTCGTTCTCATTCCAGGAGTTCTCTCAACGTTATGCTGAAGCTACAGAGATGGAGCCTATTCAGCTAAGGCGCCAAGCTGACAAGAACCGCCAGTCTTCAGCAGAACCTATCGATACAGATGCCGAGATAGAGGTTGAGGTAGGTTGTGGGGTCGAGGCATCGATTGAGACCTTTATCCAGCAGCACCTTGAGTTCGGTGAAGAGCTCTATAAGGCATTGCTCAAGCATGGTGTCGCAAAAGAATGTGCTCGCATGGTCTTACCGCTCACTACCCAAACGCGTATCTATATGAAGGGTAGTATCAGAAGCTGGATCCACTACCTGCAGCAACGCACTAGTGAGCATACTCAGCTGGAGCATCGCCAGGTTGCCGTGGAGATTGCAGCGATCTTCGAAAACCTATTTCCTAACGTTGCCAAAGCCTTAGCTAATGAGTAAGTTCGCGTACAAAAGAGTGGAGGACTACAAGGCTAGTCTTCCGCTCCTGGTTGAGCAGCTGGAGTTCTGTAACTTCACCACCGACGACGGTGAGCATGAGCTCAAGAACAACGTGGCCTTCCATGCACTCAAAGTATTAGCTGAAGAGTGGGAACCCAGGAAAGAGCTGGTCGAGCGCGCTCAGCTTCTGCTTACGAGAATCATGCCACCTGAGATTCATGGCGAATGTGAGATGTGTGAAGAGTTGTATAATATAATTGAAACACTTAAACTATGAATGAATACCTAAAGGAATTTCTAAAGTGGTTTACCAAGGATGTAAATCATCTCATCGCAGATAACATAGTAATCGGTGGCACGTTTGCTCTGCTGTTACATGGTCTCAACTACCGTGATGCCACCGACCTGGACCTCATTATCTACAATCCGTCCATCAAGCAAAAGAATGGGCTGAAGCAGCTGACGGATACTTCTACTGTAAATGCTTATGGTAACGAAGTGAGAAGCTATAAGATAGAGCATCGCAGTTACATACTCAACTTCGTGATATGTGTAGACCCCATGCCTGAGTCATTACTGACCGTACATACAGAGGCCTTCGGTCACATGAAAGTACAGAGCATTCGCGAAGTGCTTAAGTTCAAACGCCGCTACGGTAGAGATAAAGACTTCGAAGACATTCAACGCATAAAAGATCAACTATGAAAACTAAAAAGCTAAGAACAAGACCACGTAAGCTAGATGCCGAAAGAATACTAGATGTGCTACTAGATATATCCATCAGACACAGGAGGGGAGACACAACTTCAGTAAGCCAAATATTCAAGGACAATCATGTCGACCAGTCGCTGCATCAAGACTTGCTGCATGTCGGCTTCGTAAGGAAAGAGGGCAAGCGTAATGTATACACAGAGATGATGCCTACTCTTGAGATTGCCGAAGCAGTGATGGATGCCTACCGTGAACGCACTCAAACTTTGGAGTCAGCTTACGAAGAGGAGGAAGACGATGAGCATACATCTAAGCTAGAGGCTGAAGTGCTTGTCGCAGTTCGCGAGATGTCTCAGGTAATGAAGGCACTGTATAAAGAGCTTACTGGAAGATCACTAATATTGAAGCATGAAAGTCAGCAAGAAAAAGAAACCAGTTCCGAAAGTGGAGTCTACAGAAGTCGAGACTCGACAGACGTACGGCTCGGGGAGTAGCGGAGCTTATAGACCATACAATGAAACTGAGTACCCACGGACAGTAGAGAACGGTGACGATACTTATCATCGCATCTACTGCCGCCCTCGGTTCATCGTGTATGAGATATACAACGCGGCTAACTTTATAGTGGGGTTCCTTTGCATCAACAGCAAAACGAACTTCACTATAGAGGGAGTCCCCTTTCAAACAATGTGGAAACAAATGGAAGCATGGGCAGACCGATGCGAATACGATGAAGGACTTAAATTTATATGTAAACAATAAACCCCTAAAGACATGTTCACTGATGAAGTAGACAAATTACAATACACTCATAGGACTTTTAGTATTATAACCGAAGACAAGAAAGAAGAGTATATGCAAGTAGTCAGAACCAGGAATCGCGACAGCACTGGAAAGATACTGACCAGGAAAGAGAAGCAAGCTCGTCATGAATTTGAGCTGTCTGTATACGATGAGCTAGCCGGTACTTGTATACATACCGAGAAAGCTGACGATATAGAAAAAGCCAAAGTCAGGTTCCGAGAACTTAAGTCTGAGTACATCTTTGACTATCAGAAAAAGTTATCAGCAAGTAAACTTCACTAGCTATGTTTAGACAGATGCTATACATTGAAGACGGGACAGTCCTTATATTCAATGGAATCAAGTATAGGCTTATTGAGGCAGACTGGTATTCTCCGCTTATTCACCTCATATTATCTAGGGATGACAAGCCTAGTGATAAGAGGTACAAAATTACGGTAACACGTAACGACTATATTCAAGTATTCATTGAGCCTAAAGAAGCAACATGAGAATATTCTTAATCACCGAGAACAACGAGGTACTAGGTACAAGACCAGGTCGTCTACCTAGGAAGCTGAAGAAGCGATTGAAGAAAGCAGGTTGCCATACTCCTAATCTATTTACTGGTATCGATATAGGTAGATTCTACGAAAAAGATCATAAGACGTATGACATTATAATGCCGGGAGCATTCAGGTTATCACTGCTTGAGAGACCAGTACAAAGTATCCTACTATCACACGACGCCAACAGTACACTCCGTAAGTTACCGCCTATCCGTCCATTCCTGCACCCATAAAAAGAGAGAGGGAGTCGCCACCTGGTGTACACTCCCTCTTCTTGTCTATAGATTGCTTTAATCTTGATAAGCAATATAATCAATAAACGGATCCGTTTGAGTGCCCTAGAGGGAGGGGAGGGGGAGGGCCTCTACCCCCTACTTTCATTTCTCACCAGAATCTGCCATCTTGCATACTGAAATCCATACAGTTTAGGAAACAGTTCGCATACAGTTTATGGCCAGGAGGAAAGGAATACCGGAAAACATGAAGCCACATCAGTGGAAGAAGGGAACCTCCGGCAATCCGAAAGGGAGGCCTAAGAAGATTATTCCTAAGCTGGATTTGTTACTAGCCGAAGTACTAGGAGGCTCAACAAAAAGCGGAGAGGACTCTGAGTTGAAGAAAGTAATAGAACAACTCTTAGTAGATGCAAAGAACAAAAGTAGTATGTATAGAACGAGAGCAGCGGAGACGTTGCTCGATCGCGTTTACGGGAAACCAAAAGAGAAGGTAGTTATCGAGGACGAGGGAGAAGCAGCTGAGCGGCGTAACGTGGTGGTTAACATCATCAGTGACCCGGCGAAGATTAAGGAACTTAAGAAGCGAAGAGAAGAAGCACAACAAAACAGAAAAGCTAATGACTCCACTCTCACTGATGATCGCAGTAGTTGAACAGCATATCTATCTTAAGAAAGGTAAGCTGGTTACTATCCGCATCGAGACGCACAAGGACCTTCAGCTTTTAGGAATAGCTTACGACTTTATAACTCAACCCCGTAGACATGCTAGCACCTGAAGTCATATTCACCTTACTCCTGACCTGGCCGATCCTTGTGGTCCTCCAGGTTTTCATCCACTCACACATGCAGTACGCATTGCATGATCGTCCCATCTATGTGCAGTGGTTCATAGTGAGAGGGATGGTGGCAATCTTCCACGCCGCCGTCTTTGGTATTACGCACGGAGCTGAGTGGTATCCGATTCTTTTCTGGCAGCTCAGCACCCACTTCGTTATATTCAATCCGCTTAGGAATAAGCTGGCACGAGACCATGAGCCAATGGCCTACATACCTTTCTGGTACCTAGGGCAGAACTCAGGATGGCTCGATAAGTTTTTTATTAAGAGGCTTAACTTCTATAAGACTGTGTACTTCATGTCTATAGCGGTGGCAATTATCTCGGCAATTGTAATCTTCTCAATCTATGTTTGAGCTTGCTAAAATGTTATTCATCCTTGTAGCTGCCGCAGTAGCGGGCTACCTCGCAGGAGGCGGATACAAAGCAGCCAGCTCGATGACGCATGCCGACTCAGTTCAATTACACTACGATACGATATGGTGGAATAGAGCTGACAACGCATACTCGGTGTGGGATAGCTTCGAGCATGAGGCGGATTGTAATGGCTCTCACATGGTGTGCAGTGTCAACCATCCTCTTACTGAGGACTGCATCACCTGCCATACGTCGGTTACACTTCGTCTTGGCGGGGAATTGTCGGATACGACGATTATAAGATTAGATTCACTAACGCTGGATGGTCTGTAAAACCATTCGGCTTTTTTATTTTTAAGACAATGAATATAAAGAGGAGTGAGAAGGTAGTCGTGGTGGTTGGTTTATTCGCTACGGGTAAGACGACCCTGGTGAATCGGATAATCAAGATGCACCCAGACTATAAGGTGTACCACACTGATGACTTCATTTACTACTCTCACAATCTACAAACCAGGTTCCTGCTGAATAAGATACAGCTGGATAAACCTGAGAGGTACATAGTAGAAGGAGCCATCGCATATAGGTTACTACGCTCAGGAGTTTTGAATAACGAATTTTATCCTGATGTAGTTGTCAACTGCGTGGCCAGCGATGGTGAGAGACAGAAAAGATATTTGAGCCCTGAGCGTTGGAATGGCGGACGCTACAAAGGAGATAACAAAACAGGACTCAAGGACTTCAAGGCATTCGATAATCAGTACCGCAAAATATGGACTGAGTACCTACATCTGCCTAAGAAGAGAGAGCCAAGAATAATTGAATACGTAACTGAACCCGGATACAACGATGATGCCTGCTAAATTTCCTGAAGCAAACATAGTGCTGACAAAGCCTAAGTCCATGACCGACGAACAGTGTATGAGTATACCTGCATTCAAGGGAGTAGATGATGCCGGCTTCCCATTCTTTATGGTGGCCTATACTCCGAGCTACGAGGATATTCAAGCGATCAAAGCAGGTATGCCAATATGCGTGAAAGTATTAGGCACAGGGTTTCCACCGATTAATGTATTCACCGTAGCAGAGAATGGAGAACCAAATTTCTAATTGTGGAGTTCGAGGCTGGCATAGTATACCACGTCAACAAAGAAATGACGCCACTCTTCAGGTTGGTGGGTCATGAGGGGGGAACAAGAAGTGGTAAGAGTTATAATACAATCGAGTTCCTTATAGACGAGGCACTCGATAATCCGTTCATTGAGATAACGATTGCAAGTAGAACAGCTGAGCACTTGAGGAAAGGAGCCATGAAGGACTTCCTCGAAATCATGCAGCGCAAACGTAGAATCTATAAAGACTCCGAGTGGTATGCATCAGCTGGATCAGCGGTATACAAATTTGCGAATGGAGCTTACATAGAGTTTCTCAACGCTGATGAAATCGGAAAGGTATCCGGTCCAGGTCGCGACATCCTGTTCTGCAATGAAGTGAACTTCCTTAAGAAGCCAGTCTTCGACCAAATGCTGATGCGCACCCGTAAGTACTGTATCTTCGATTATAACCCAGTGCACCCGCGGCATTGGATATACGATAAAGTATTGACTCGTAAAGATTGTTTCTTATGGAAGTCTACTTACCTCGACAACTTACACTTCTTGCCTGATGCACAGCTACAGGAATTGCTAATGATGAAAGAGACTGACCCACTACGCTGGCAAGTGTATGGCTTAGGGCTCAGAGCTTCATACCAGAAAGGACAGATATATGGTAGGAAGATGATCGGCGGCAAGTGGCAAGGTAAGGACTGGCAGCAAATAAGCTTGAGTGATTATAAAGAGATAGCAGCTCAAGAGTATTTTGGTTTGGACTGGGGATACTTCCCTGATCCTAATGCTGTGGTAGGTGTGAAGTTTGTAGGCAACAAGAGATACTATCGCAAGATAATTTATACGCAAGCACAGTCAGATGCTGAACTTGCTAGCGCTCTTAAGGAGCAGGGTCTTGATGAGAACAGTATCTTTGTAGCTGACCACTCTAAGAAGTCAATCGTTGAATTAAGGAACTTAGGTTTCCCTCTTGTGTATGCCGCGGTCAAAGGACCTGGTAGTATCGATGAAGGGATTAAGCAAGTGCAAAGTAAGGAGTGTTACTACGTGATGGATCCTGACTTTGAATTTGAATATACTAACTATTGTTATTTACTCGGACCGGATGAAGAGCCAACAGGTGTGCCACAAGATAAGCACAACCATATTATGGATGCACTAAGGATGGTTGAACTGTATAAAAAGTATTTATAATGAACATATTAAAGTCTGTAGGTAATGCACTCATCAAGTCTGGTCTCGTGATCAGCACTATGTGGCGGCCGTCTAAGTACGGCAATACCTATTTTATGCCGACCAACTTCAACTCCTGGAATGATGTCAAGTACCTTGAGACATTCATGGAGGTACCTGAAGTGAATGCCATTATCAACCTCAACGCCAAGTGCTTCTCTAATGGTATAGTAAAGGCTGTTAACGACAAAGGAGAGACTCAGCCATCAGACATAGCAGCTAAGCTACAAGGCAAGGCTAACTGGTTCCAGGGTGGTAACGAGTTCAAGAGACAGACTAAACTATTCCACGATATATATGGCAACGAGATTGTATACAACCTTTATCCGGTAGGGTTCAAGCCTAACTCAGCGATTGCGGGTACAGCAGCCATCTTCACATTGCCGCCGAACCTGGTTGATATCGAGTACCATGACCGCCAGCCGTTCTTCGTGCACGTGACAAAGCCTGATGTAAGATATAAAGTAGATGTCGGCGGAATGAGGCAGGACCTACCTGGCGAAACGATTATCCACTTCAATGATAATCGTGTATGCATCAAGAGTACGACTGACATCGACTTGCTGAAAGGTGAGTCCAAGATGAAGGCTCTGACTCCTGCAATTAATAACATACGCATGGCCTATGAGTCGCGAGGTGTGATCCTCAAGAATCGCGGTGCTCTCGGTATCCTTAGCAACTCTGGTGTAGATAACGGAGTTGCTATTCCATTAAAGCCAGGTGAGATTGAGACTATACAAGATCGCTATAAGAACTACGGCGGTCTCGAGCACCAGAGTCAGCTCATCATTACATCAGCCGCTTTGAAGTGGCAGCAGATGAGTGTCAACCCTGATAAGCTTGGCCTCTACCAGGAATGTGAAGCTGACTTCTATAAGTTCTGCGATGCATACGGTACACCGCCTGAGATGTTCGCTCAGATCAAAGGTGTAACATACGAGAACCAGAAAGAAGCTGAGAAGGGAATGTACCTCCGCAATACTATACCCGCTGCATACGAGTGGATTGATGGGTTTAACCAAATGTATTATCCTGAGGGCGGCACAAAGCTCATCATGACATTTGACCATCTCTCTATCTTCCAGGAAGATCTGAAGTTCAGAGGTGAAGCACTCGAGAAGATGGTCAACAGCTTAAGTAAGATGCTTGCTGATAAAGCGATCACGATTGAAGAGTATCAGCAGGAGCTACAGAAATTTGGAATAGGTAAGAACATTAAACTGTAAATATAATCATGGCTAAAACAAACGAGGCTGATACTACCAAGGGTAAGGACTCAGCACCAAAGGACCTCACCCCTGCACAGGCGGCTGAGAAGAAAATGAGATTCGATCAACGCTCACGCAACCTTAAGCGCAAGATGGAAATCATCGCTAAGGATGAGAAGGTGGAAATCCTTGTGCGCAAGCGTGTGAAGACTGACGACGGCTTCGAGACCGTAGAGGAGAAAAAGAAAGTATCGATGTACTCTGGTCCCAAAGTTGAATCCGGTAAGAAGCCGATGACACAGCGGGAAATCAATCTGGCTAACAAGCCGGCTGCCATCAAGCAAGCTGCGGAAATCGCTAAGGACCTGAAAGAACAGGATGAAGCTAGAAAGAGACTCGCCAAAGCTAACGCCTGAGCAGGTCGCTGACATAAAGAAGAAGCGTCTCACAATAATTAAGGAGGCACAAACTGTAAAGAAATGAAAGTTGCAATCATCGGAGGCGGGCTAACAGGCAAAGAGTTGTTCGCCTACTTACACACGCACAAGGCAGAGATTATCGATATGAAGAAATCGGTAATCAAGCATGCTGATATAGTAGAGCTGCCGCCCATCACGGAGACACTAGCTAAGTCTATACAAGTAGATAAGGCTGGTTATCTCTTTGAGAATGATGAAGAGGCTGGCATGCTGAAGCGCACTATCATTGCCAATACCTATAATTGGCTTGACTCCCATGATGACGTGCACCTGGCAAATACGTTTGCTAAATCAATTTCAGAACGGGGTACCCGCTCACCACACTTACACGATCACAAGTTTGAGATAGCAGCTAAAGTCGGTACGCCACTCTCTTACTCTGAGCGCGCCATCAAATGGAAAGCGCTTAACGTCGACAAGCGTGGCGAGACGATGGCTTTGTTCCTGGAGTCTGAGGTTAAGAGACGCTTGAATGAGAAAGTCTACGAAGCCTACTTGAATAATGAAATCGATCAGCATTCAGTAGGTATGCAGTATGTTAAGATTGAACTGGCAATGAACGATGAGGACTATGAGAAGGAATACAAAGTGTGGAAGGAAGTCATCGGTCTGCTAGGAAATCCAGAGAGAGCCAATAAGCAAGGCTACTTCTGGGCGGTGAGAGAAGCAAAGCTCATCGAGACCTCTGCTGTATTGCTTGGATCAAATGAACTCACACCTACACTAGGGCAGAAGTTTGAGCCGCTGCAAAGCACTCAGACAATAGAGCCGCGGAAACGCACTCTTGATATGGACAAAGTGTTGGCCAGTTATAATAAATCGTTAAAATAAAAATCTTAAATCCATTATGAAAAAAGTATTGAATTTTTCCGTTAGCATGAGAATCCTGTTCGCAGCTCTCGTGCTGTTCTTGGGTTGTGTCGCTGGCACACCTGAGGCCGGCTTTATCCTTGCCGGTATCGTCGCAAGTTTCCCCACCTTCAAGTACAGCCGCTGGCACAAGGGTATCCTTGGCGATGGCTTTACTGAAGAGGAAGAGAAGCAGCTCACCAAGCTTTTTGAGAAAGCAGGCGAGAAGCATAAGGAGGTTATCAAAACCGAAGTTGACCAGGCAGTCAATGGCCTGATGAAGTCTTCTGAGCTCGAATCCAAGTTCTTGGCAATGGGTTTGAAAGAAGGTGTCATCAAGGAAATCACTGACGCTGTGAAGACACAAGGTGAAGAGCTTCGCAAGTTCCTCGAAGGTAAGAAAGCCGACAAAGGAGTTGAGCAGCTGATCGAAGAGAAGAGCAAGGAGATTAAAGGTATCGCGGAAGCTGATGGCCGTACCTCCATGAAGATCCTCATCCCTATGTCCTCTGTAAGGAAGACACTGGTTGAGCGTGCCGCATTCGGTAGCAATACCCTGGGCATGAGACTCCCTGACATCGGTCAGCAGGCAACAATGGGAATGTCTATGGCACCCTTGTTCCGCCGGTCTGGTATTGGCCCGAACAGTAACGGGGTTATCCGGTACTACGACCAGGATGCTATCACTCGCGGTGCTGATGTGAAAGCTGAAGGTGCGGCGTATGCTGAGTCTGCCATCACCTGGATCGAGCGCACGTTGTCTGTGCAGAAAATCACGGACAGCATTCCTGTAACCAAGGAAGCGTTCAACGATATCGAGTTCATCAAAGGTGAGCTTGACCGTTTGCTGAACATCAACATGCTGTTGAAAGAAGACAGCCAGTTGTACAGTGGCTCAGGGGTTGCGCCTAACCTGAAAGGCGTGAATGTATCTACTCCTACAGCTCAGGCTACACTGGGTGCTGCTCCTTATGTAGGAACAGTCGAAGGTGCAAACGTTTATGACTTGATCGCTGTCCTCCGGGTTGTGATCAGTACGAACGCTCAGGCGAAGTATGCACCGGATGCCGTGACCCTCAACCCTGCTGATGTACTCCGGTACAAGTTGCTGAAGGGTTCTGATGGCCACTACGTGTTGCCTCCGTTCGTGACTGCTGATGGTCGCATGATCGACAGCATCCGCGTTATCGAGAGCAACCAGGTGACTGTGAACACCCTGACTATCGGTGACTTCCGCTATGGAACACTGTATGACATGGGCGGCATCGAGGTTGAGATGGGCTGGATCAACGACCAGTTCGTCAAGGATGCATTCACCATCAAGGCGTCAAAGCGTGAGGCGTTGCTTATCCGCACTGTGGATGAGACTGCTTTCCGTAAGATCACTGATGTGACTGCGGCTCTTGCTTTGCTTGAGACTGTCTAAGTAGTAACCTTTAAATTTACCTGACCATGTTTATAACAGCCGAGGACTTTGACACAATCCCTTATAACTTACCGGACCTTAATGGGTATGCTACCCAGTTCTCGAACTTTGTAGCACGTGAAGAGCGTGAGGAGTTGCGTCGAGTCCTCGGTTCTGTTTTATATCAGGAATTTATTGAAGGCTTATTTACTGATGGCGATCCTACCCAGCCAATAGCTGAGGAAGCGATCGAGCAAAAGTGGAAAGACTTACGCGATGGTGCAATGTACACTCTTGAAGAGGATGGCGAAGAGTATACGTGGATAGGCTTGAATGAATTGCTTATCCCTTATATCTATGCCATGTGGACACGGGCAACATGGTTCGCGCATGCTCAGCTTGGAATCATGAGACCACAAGTTGAGAATGCAACAGCCGTCAGCCCTACTCCACTAATCGTCGGAGGGTACAACGACTACTCTGGAAAAGTAGGAGATGAGTGCAGCTTGAAAGATACGCTGTACGGTTTTCTGCATACCAATGAGGAGACGTATGCAACCTGGGTTTTCAAGTGTCCTGGTGTCATGACTGAATTTAATATCTGATGAACTATATCGTAGACGATATCGGCTTAGTGGTGGATGCGGTCAGGGCAACCTGGTCGACGCTTGCCTCAACGCAGATACTTATCAACTCAAAAGCTATAACCATGGACGGTGAAGGCGCGCCTCCCTACTATATGTACGGACACAGACGCGAGATAGCTGCCAGGTTACTGAAGAAGCAAACACAGGGTGCACCGGAGAAATACCGGAAGTACCCTTTAATTGCTTTAAGACTTGATACGTCAGAGCGGATTGTCGGTAGTGTCAGTCACTTCAATCTTAACATTGCAATAGTTCATGCTACTCAAGTGCAGTACAACGCTGAAGAGAGGTATACGAATGTATTCAAACCCATTCTTTATCCGCTTTATGAGTTGTTCTTCACGAAGCTGAGGGAGTCTGGATTGTTCATGTGGACAGGAGACTTGATTGTTCCGGAGCACACAAAAATAGATCGGCCATTCTACGGAACGGCGGCTACTGAGGGTAATATCAAAAGCGTATTCGCTGATCCTCTTGACGCTATCGAGATTGTCGATTTGAGAATATCAAAAAGAAATAAAGGAATTTGTTAAATCAATTAAGAAAATGAGTTGCACAACAACTAAGAAAAACCTGGGGAAGAGCAAGTGCGATAAACTGCCGGCTCAACCACAGTGCATGATCGAAACGGGGAACGACTTCAAGTTGCTCCCTGCCGATTTTGCTAGCGAGGCAGCACTGAAGACGGCCCTTCAGGCGGCGATTAAAGCGGGGTATGCTACCCGCATTTGGCTGTGGCCGGTATTCACTGGAGTTGAAAACCTTTCTGAAGAGGCAATCTACGAAGACACTCCGCTGTCTCTCGTTCCTGTTCGTGATGGTCAGTACCGCTTCAGGTTCCACATCTCTAAAAACATGGCTATCCACAAAGCTATGTTCACGCACCGCTCTATCAATGAAGGTCGCGTGTTTCTGTTTGACAAGGACAATCAGCTGTTCGGTACTGAGGACGTTGATGGCAACATCAGAGGTTTCAGGCTGGCGCTGCTTCACACAGAGAAGCTGATGTTCTCCGACGGTGCCGTTGCTACGAAGTCTCCTGTATATGTTTGCCTTGCAGACAATGAGGAGGTTGACAAGAACGGTGTATTGCTTGATGCATC